GAAGTGACACTACCGGTGTGATGCATCACGTATGCATTCCGGATCACCAAGCCGTCGGTGCCAAGAGCGGAGTAGACATCTAACACGTCTCCTACGTTCGTGAACCAATCGGCGGCCCAGCTCCACGGACTCAGGTTCCAAACTACTGAGGGACTCAAGTCGACGCCCAAAAGCTTGCGGGCGTAAGAACCATAACGGCGAAACTTATCGTTTGCCGTGGTTCCTGTGGGGAGGTAGTAAACATACTCTGCCTCGAACCACCGATATGAGAACTGGCGGTGATGATAACCGCCATTCGTGAAGAAGCCAGCATTGGAAGGCTCACAGCTGAAGGCACAAGGCCCCGCTGTGTTGCTCTCCTCTGGTGGCCAGCCATAGTGCCTCTTGTGAACGATTCCCGCTTGCTCCTGGTAGGAGCGGAGGATCCGGTCACTGCGTTCAACGGTCTGCGCGAAATCGCGTATACCACGCATGAGAGGCAACCAGCCAAATTCGACGTTGAGGTACTCAGACCCCGCGGCTTTCGCAGCGCGAGTCTTTTCCATCACGTCGGTACCTGGCAGGCGAGGAAGACCTTCGGCTCTCAACTCTCCAAGGAAAACGGAGAGATCAAACGAGGGCCGGGTAGGCTCGGTGCGTTTGATGGCTGTCATGCCATCTGCACGTCTGGCAGCCTCGGATGGATGTGTCGGCGGTCCGTTTGACGGGATCGACGACGTTGGGGCGTAGAGGCGACAGCCTCCGTTCCCCAAGTAACTATCCGGGTACGGCCACGTCGATGTTACTTCGACGGGGTTAAAGGAGTACGTGTCCCTGTTAAGGAACATTGGACCCCCTCCAGACCACCTTCCACCTGACAACCTAGCATGGTTGTTGTAGGTTATCGTCTCTGAGTTGTTAGGCCCAGAGATGGTGTAGGGCTCGAATGGGTGAAAATGAGTAGGTCGCGAAACCCCGGTAACAGCAGGGGTTATGTAATTCCGCGATCGCGTCACCATACACCCAACTTCCTTTCTATGGTTCTGGTTGGCAAGCAACACCCTGGAGAGAGTGTTACTAGCATGTCCCCGTGAGGAACGTGAGGGGAAGTCGGACACTAGCGTTGCTACCTAACGCCGAGCCCGGGAGGGCGTCGACGGTAAGATAGCTTTGCCATTGCCGACACCCCCACGTTTGTCCCTCAC